CCGGGCCTTGCACGATGACAGACGTTTGCCGCAGACATCCAGGCTGCTTGAGCCAACCCCCTGGTCATTGGCATCCAAGTAGGCCGTACCGGTGTAACCGCACTCTGCCCCACGGTAGCGCCAGGGGCAAACGTTTTGAACGATCTGCCGACGAGGGAGTGTGACCCCCTCCAGATCAAACGATGCGGCCAACTCAAACTCGACCACATCCCGCGTTTCTCTGGACTTGCGGTCGACGTAGTACACGTCATCAGCGAATTCGGCCGAGGGGTCGGCTGTCGGATTGACACCGTCCTCAAAGTTCACCGCATCGAGGTATTTCGCAAGCGTCCTCTTGCGCGTGATCTTGGCGCCCACCAGGTCCTGGTAGGTGAGCACCAGCGCCGTGATGGCTCCCGTGACATTGGCTACCCGCAGGCGCGGCCGAGGTACCTGGCCGTTGCCGTTGAATTCGAAGCCTTCAATCTCAATGGGAAATGCCTCGTAGGCGTTCCCCTGCCAGACAACCCGCTGCTGCAAGGCATTGGTTCCGGCATGAAAGCGAACCGGCCCCTGGCCAAACAGTGCCAGATCCAGCACAAAAAGTTCGATCACGCTGCTGGGTGCAAGCTTCTGGATTTCGGAGGTAATCGCAGCTACTGTCATGACAGATCAAATACCTGTTTGAAGGTGACCCGCACCGATTCGACATTGGGCTCATCCACTGATCGGTTCCACTCCTCGCAAACGAACTTGCCAGCAGTTCCACCAGGAGGAGTCCAGTCAAAGGCCTGCACGGCACCCCGTGCGCGCAAAAACGCATCGATTGCGCTCGCCTCGGTGCTGGTTCGCCCCCGAAACTCCAACGACCAGACCTGGGACTGGGTGTTAATTCCAAAGGCCAAGCGCTGCTCGTAGCCGTCACCAAAAGCCACACGACGTACATTGGGTCGAATGGATAAATTGGCTCCGATCGAAGGTGTCCAAGTAAAGGTCGCCATCTACACCGCCCTGCGCCCGTCAAGCAGGCCTCCTGCACGCTTTTGAGCAAGCAGTTCTTGCCGCACGGCGCTGGCAATCGCCCGGCCAAGATCCCTTCCGCCCGATTCATCGCCACGGCTGGACGCACCAGCATCGGAGACGCTCACTGATATGTTGAAGACGTTTCCACTGGATGCACTGCTGTTCATCGTGACCGGAATGGAGCGCCCGTCTGGCAGCGGCACATAGGCCTCAGGCTTGCTGCCCTCTCCAAACAATGCCAACTGGGGCGAGTTGGCAATGCCGCCAGAGGCGTAGGTGCGCAGCGCCATGGGTCCAGTAGAAGTCATCACGCCCCCATCAGCGAACCCAAAGAAACTACTCATGGCCTTGGCCAAAGGAAGGGTGATGGCGCGTTGGATCTGGATCCGAATCAGGTCTGAAATGATGGAATTAGCAAGAGACCGGAAATCGAGCTTGCCTGTCATCACAAAGTTCACCAGCGCATCCGTCATCCCGTTGAAGGCGCGCACTGTGGCCGACTCCATCTGCTTGCCAATTTGCTCGGCCTCTTCAGCCACCAGACGCAGCCCCTTGGCAAAACCTGCCTCTGGGTCCGCCAGTTCCTTCACGCGCTGATTGAGCAATGTGGCACCGTCTGCAGCTTGGCGGGCGGATTCCTCGATCTTTTTCAGCGCATCGGCCAGCTTTTCATTGCCCGGGGCGGCCTCTGCCAACTCACGGGCCTGAGCTGCCATCGTAGCCAGTTGGTTTGCGCTGTCCCTACGGGCTGCTGCCAGGCGGCGCAGAGACTCCAGCTCGCTGATGGCACCTGTCTCACGAAGCGTCTTGACCTGCTCCTCGATCGCACGAAGTTCGCTTTGCCCCCGCGCGGCCTGCTCGGCCAAATCCTTCATTGTCTCGCCCGGGAGCCGGATCTGGCGCTCCAGATTGGACTGCTGGGACTCACGCTCGAGCTTTTGGCGTTTCAGGAGGATCTCTGCAAGGCGGTCTTGCAGCTTGAGCTTTTCCTGGGTGGTCTTGGCGACCGACTCCAGCCCACGACGCAAAATCGCTTCCTCCTCATCCGTCAGTGCCCGAAGCCTTTCGGTGAAGTCCTCCTGAGCAGCCAGACGGGCCTCAGTCGCTTCCTTGAAGCTGATGTAGCCCTGGCTTTCATAGAGGTCGATGATGCGTTGCCGGTCTTTGAGGATGGCACTCTCCACATCCACCTGCCCCTGTAATCGCTTAATTTCACTGTCAATGCCTGCCATGGCGTTCGCAGTGACGGCGCCAGTTGCCGTGCTGTAGTTCAGGCGCTTCCTGGGCGTGGACGCTTGCGTGACGGCGTTTGAGGCCTCAGTCCCCTTGCGAATGTCCTCGAATCTTCGCGTGACCGCATCGGCCAGCAGCGGCATATCCCAAAGGTCAACGTAGTTCTGGTTGGCCTGAGCGACGATCGCATTGCGCTTCTCTAGGGCAGCTTGCAGACGTGCGCGGTTTTCCTCTGAGAACGGGTTCAAGCCCTTGCCACCCGCCAAGAAAGTGCCGGCAAGTTCGATGTCGGCCCAGACAGCAGAGAAGCTGCCGATCACCGACTTGATGGTGTGACCAATTCCCCGCAAGGCATCGATGACAACCGCGATGGCGTAGGCCGTCTTTTCTGCCCAGTTGGTGAGCGCGCCTTCAGAACGCAGGCGCTGTACGCCATCAACTGCGTTATCCGTTCCCAAGACCACGTTTTTGAGCTCTTGGTACAGCACCGACAGCGAGGGGATTGCGGCGGTAACCAGGGTCTGCGCCACAAAGTTCGATTCGGCACGCATACGGCCCATCGCCTTGGAGGCCTGGTCGGCTTCCTCGATCTGCTTGGCCGTCAGTCGAATATTGAGGTCCTGGTTCTCCGCCAGATCCTTGAGGAAGGGGAGCATCGTTGCCCCGGACTTTCCAAATAGCTCCATGGCGATAGCTGTCTTGCCAGCGCCGTCCTCAAACTCGGCCAGTCTGAGTGCAACATCGTTCATGACCTCTGCGGGATCACGCAGGTTGCCGCTTGCGTCCTTGGCGCGCACACCCAGGAACTGGAGGGCCTTGGTCGCACCGGCCGTTTCATCATCAACCCCCGCCAGCCCCTTGGACAGCTTGGCCAGGCTTGCGCCAATGGCCTCCATGGCCGTGCCTGAGATGGTTGCAACCGGTGCAAATCCCGAGAGTGCGGCAGCGCTCGCGCCTGTCTGCTCCGACAGGCCCTGCAGAGCCGATGCTGCCTCCAGTGTGTGGGTGACAAAGTCCCTCAAGGCCGCAACGGAGGTGGCTCCAATCACCACGGCAAAGGTCGTCTTTGCCACACTGGCCACCTGCTGCATCGACGCCTTCATGTCGTTGGCGTGGCGATCCAACAGGCGGGCGGTGCGTCCCAGGTCCTCCCGGAACTCGGAAGTCTCTGCCGAGAGCTTGACAACCAAGGACCCGAGATCAGCCATGCTTTTTCACCTTATGAGAGAACATGGCCTTGAAGCGGGCGACATTGAGGCGTGTATCGTCTTTGGGCGTTGTGCGCTCGATGTAGGGCATGAAGTCTTCAGGTGTGAATGCCCTGGCGTCCTTGGTTCGATGGGCATTGGCAAAGGTCGCAGCGACCACGCCGCTTCTCAGATCAGCTCGCATCTCGCCAAAGGGTTCTAGTTGGTAAAAGGCCATCCACTCGGTCAGTTCATCCGACCCCACACGCGCCAGCAACTCACGAACTGGCATGCCCAGGGCAAGTGCCAGCCGAAAGACAGAGCGTCGAAAGGGGTTGGCCTTTAGCCCTTTTTTGCAGCGTCTACCTGATCGACGCCGATGCCGTTCAGGCGCTGGGCCACGGAGAAGACGCGATCTAGCGCGCGAGCACTCTTGCGCCCCAGCGCCGCGATCTCGCTATCGTCAAACAGACGATCGCCCTGGGAATCGCATAGGGTCAAAGCCACCAACCGAGCGCGGACGTTCTCCATGCGACCATCCTTTTCAAGAAGGCTCGCCTCAAAGGCATCCCGATCCGTACCACTCATGGTCCGCACCAGGACTTCGCCCCCCCACTCAGGAATAATGACCGTCTCCCGCGGAAGATCATCGGCAGCCAAGATGGCGTCTTTGGAAAGAATGTTCATGTGCTTCATGCCTCGGTGATATCGCCGTCGATTTCAATGGTTACGCTTGCCTCGACCACGGCGTCCACGCCGCCCTGCACGCTGAACTGCGTCACATAGCCATAGAAGGTCCAGGTTGCAGCAGGCGTCGTGTCGGTGAAGGTGATCTTGAATTGACGTCGGGTTCTATTCGCTCGATCGGTGCGCAAGCCCTGGTGCACCGTATCGTCTGGGTTGAAGTGAATGCTCAGGGACAGTTGGCCCTCATCACGAAGGCCGACCCGCTTCTCCTTTGAGGTTGAAGCGAGGTTGGTGACATCGATGACCGACGCCTGGCCTCCGGGTCCCTGAAAGGACACGACGTTGGGGATGGTCTCAAAGGTGGTGGTACCGAAACGGGCAATGGTGATGCCCTGCGCGGTGATGGCAGTACTAGGCATAGAGAGCCTCCATGTGAAGAAACAAAAGTCCCGCCTTGCAGCAGGTCAGCGGTAGTAGGTGAAGTCCACGGACACTCGGTAGATCCGGGCTTCTTCATCAAAATCAGTCAGGCCTATGCGCACATCGGCCACCGTATGGATGTCCGCGAGCAGTGCTGCGAGTACCTGGTCTTGCAATTGGTCGCATTGCGCAAGCGTGCGGGCATAGGCGTCGACCT